TGTGGCTTATAACACCTTTCTGTGAAGTGGGGGGGACAAGCCCCCCCGAGCGTTACACGAGAGTGTAACGCGGCGTCAGTAGGGAATATTAGTGCACGGACATACGGTGCACTTGAGTATCTACTGACGCAGCGGCTGCAAGCAGCCGCAATAGCCTCCGGCGGCCTGGCGGGGCCTAATACAAACTGGATCGACGTTGGTAAACAGTGCTAGATCTCGTTAGCGTCCATGCGCAGCCTTAAATCACGTGGGGACGTCTGGCAAGCCAGCCGTAAGAGCTAAAGCTCTTCCCCCTACGTGATTTAATCTGTCGCATAGACGTCAATAGCAAGTGAAATCCGATGAGTCATAGCTTACGTAAGCATGACGTGGACCAATCAGATTGCTGGGGCTTAGATGTGGCTTGAAATTCCTATATAAGAAGCAATTCCCCCCAACATTTTCAACAAAATGAAAACTACTATTTGCTTTGCCAATACTCCAACAAAGCCATATGCCTATATGTATAGAAAGGTACCCAAAGTCAAGCTCTTATGGGACAAGGCTCTACTTTCAAGAATAGAATTTATTAATAAATGTCTTGCTTAAAGATTATTAGAGTATTCAGCTGGAAACACAATAATAGGAGGTAAAGGAGTATAAGAAGGCTTATACTTTACAATACAACCAAGAGCCAACTCTCTTTCATAAGCAACATTCACCAAATTAGTTGAATTAGTTCTCATGGTCTCTTCAAAACTAAGCATTTGACAATGACCAATTTGACCATTGTGAATTTGTAAAGTGTTATGACTATTCACTTTCAACTTCTTCATAACTGTAGTCATCTTACCAGACAACTTAAAAACAAATGAAGTCTTTTTCATTTCCCCAGCTGCTAATGTTATACCAGTAGATTTAACAGAATTCGAGAAATATTTAGCATCCAATGGTTCATTCGCAGGTGAAAATTCTGCACCTCGAATCAATCTTACTCCAGTATTGAGCATGTTAGCAAAATTGTTATTGCGTAAAGCAGCTAATTCACTTACCGAAGATACCATTCGAACCCGAGGATCAGAATGGCCAAAATCAATCAGATACCCTTTCAAAGGTTGATTATCTACACGATCTGTATCATTAATACCAGCAGCTGCATTTGCAGCTTGAGTTCTATTTTGAACCGTCATACAAGAGTGAACTTGTAGTTCTACACTAATATCTTCCAAAAACATTTCAGCAATGCATCGCACGTTCGGTGTGCCTCCATTTGCATCTTGCATATACAAAGACAACTTAAACGGTTCAGTTTCCAACTTGGTACCACCAGCGTCTTCTCCTTGGATGATATGTAAAAGATGTTCATTCAATCCTACGAATCCATTCAAAATATCACCAAAATTGTTATTCGTCACTGGTTCATAGGTGATATTCAAAGTATCACCTGTAATTGGATTGATTACAGTATATACAAATCTCAATCCAAGTGAATCTTCGTTAAAATTAGCACCAGCACCAGTGCTGCTAACAGCTAATTCCCTAAAAAGATTATTAATAGAAAATCCAGCTTTTTGCAAACAAGTTCTCAAAAGTGCTCCTGCTATAACTAATGATTGTTCAACAAGAGCACCCGATGAATGTAATAGATAAACAGAATCAGGGGATGAAACATTTCCAAATGTTTCAGTCGTTCTAAACAATCCTTGCGCTTGAGCTCTTTGTTTAAAACTAATTTGCGTCTTCTTCGCTTTCTTTACTTTCTTCCGATTACTACGTACAGTACGCTTACGACCATACTTGCGAGAAAAAGGCTTCCCAACAGTGCCTTTACCCTTTCTTTTCTTTGTGAAACGGGTTCGTTTATAGCTAGGTCCGCTAGCGATTGTAGCTGTGGTCTTCCGTTTTCGGATTGGCGCTCTAACATATCTTCCACTTTGCATGTTATTTTGGTAAGTTTTTCCTGCGTCATAACCATATTTAGCACCTGCAACTAATCCAGGTATATTGCCAACAATATAACCAACTGTTGCTCCAGCTGCCCCACCTACAAAATTCATAGTAAAGTTTTTTTAGTTTATTTCAATTATTTCTAATCTGCGCTCCAAAGCTAGATAAGAAACATAGTCCAATTCCTTGTACCAGTCCCTTGGATGCAAATTCGAAGTAATCCAAATGTTTTGAGCTACCAAACAGGTGGAAGCTCCCTTGATCTCCACAAGTACTGGGTAGCGATCAAACCATCGGAGAACATGGGCGATGTCGATACCTCCACGAAATTCATCGATAACAACATTTCTTTGATCTCGATAACCGTCCCAAAACTTCGATCTTGGATCTTTAGGGTAAGCATCCCAACCTGCTTCTTCCCAGGCTCGCCGTGACTTTCCAGTGCCCGTAGGTCCATGATAGACAACGATTTTACGTTCGACAGCAAGCGGGCTAGAGTAGTCTGCGCGGATAGTACGGAGTGTGCGATAATGTTGAATACGAATTGGCGCTGGGATCGCGAGGAGATCGCCTTCGACCGCTTTAGCCCATACGGCATCCCAGTCGGACTTGCAGTTTCGCTTGGTGGGCTTGGAGCCCAGCTCAAATCTGGTTCCTTCAACGGCGGTGTCATCCTTCCAGACATATTCGTCTGCTGCGGCCGACCTTGATAGCTCGCAATGGGCTTGGGGACAAAAGGTTGATTTGCACATTCGCAAACGGGTAGAGGCTCGAAACACCACCAACAATTGCCAATGTTCATATCCCGTTTCATGGCCAATCTCTGCTTGTCCTCGGATATAGGCGCAATTGTCTGGGAGGGTGGGCTCCCACTTGTCTCGGTTAATCCTAACCATCCAATATCGGCCGGACATTGCATGTCGACAAGTTTTCTTTGAGCTTTTTATACTTCTTGATGGGGGTGTGGCTTAGCGCACCCTGGGGGTGTGGCTTATAACACCTTTCTGTGAAGTGGGGGGGACAAGCCCCCCCGAGCGTTACACGAGAGTGTAACGCGGCGTCAGTAGGGAATATTAGTGCACGGACATACGGTGCACTTGAGTATC